GGCCGGCCTGCCACTCCTCCCACAACCCGTCCGACATGACCTCCACCGCGTCGCCGTAGATCTCCTTGGCGCGGATGAGGATCGCCGTCACCACGGCGTCGTACGGCAGGCGCGCCGTCTTCGTGAAGGCGAAGGCCGTGTCGGTCGTCGCCCACGCGGCCTTGGTGGCCTTCGAGTCCCACCAGAAGGTCTCGTAGGCGTGCTCGCCGGCCCCGTTGAGGGCGAAGTGCTGTTCGCTGAACACCGGCTCGTCCTCGCCGTATGCGTCGCCGATGGCGATGCCGATCTCCCGCGCCGCGGCGATGATCTTCTTGGCGTCGGTGCCGAGCCTGCGGAACGCGTCCCGGTCCTCGTGTCCGTCGGGTCGTTCCCAATAGTGCGTGTATCCCATGTTGACCTCCCTGGTCGTTGTCGTTGTTGATGCCTGAACGAACGCTCGGGGCCGAGGTGTGCGCACCCCGACCCCGATCGCCGTCACTTCTTCGCCGAGGGCTTCTTCGGCTTCGGGGTCACCTTGATGCTCGCGGCGACGGGGACGAGGCTGGAGGCCTTGTCGGCCACCTCCTGCGAGATGTAACCCGACTCCACCGCGCCCTTGAAGGCGTCCAGGTCGACCGACCGCTTGGTCAGGTCGTCGTAGACCTTGGCCGGCACGAGTTCGGCGAGGACGTCCGCGTCCACGCTGAGTCGGCCGTCCGACTCCACGAGGGTGACGAGGGTCTCGTCGGCGAGTTCCACCTTGGCGATGCCAGCGGCCTTGAAGGCCTCGATGGCGTCGTCCTGCGCTCGCTTGGCGGCGGCCTTGGCCTCCTTCTCGGCGATGCGGGCCAGGACGAGTGCCTGGGCCGCGTACTTGGCGAGTTCGGTGGATACTGCTTGCTGGGTTTCCTGTGCTGTCTTCATGTTGACCTCCTTGGTCGTTTGTCGTTGTACCTCTAGAACGAACGACGCACTCGAAAGTGTGCGATCGCCCCTCGGGATCTCTGCCGTCATCCTGCCAAGGGGGTGTGGCACAGTTGCCCGTGCCGTCCCCGTGTCAAGGTGACACAGACATTATGAACTACGGGTGTGACATAGTCAAGTACCCCGGGAAACTTTGCCGGCCAGCGCACACTTGACACCGTTGCCGTCGTTCCCTACGATGTAAGGCAACAACGACCAAGGAGGTCAGCATGAAGACAGAAGAGTTGAGCAATACATACGCGGAGATCGACGGCAAGTACCGTCGGCTCACCGTGTGCGAGGCCCGGGAGCGGGAGGAGCAGGCCGACAAGGCCGAGGCCGATCGCATCGCCGCCGGCGGTTGCCCCCACCCGATGGACGAGTGGGAGCACGGGTACGACGAGGACTCGGTCCTCGGCGACTACTACTGGTGCGGTCGCTGCGGCGAACTCACCCAGGTGGGCTGACATGGACGCAAAGATCATCGTCACCCACCGACCGCTCTCCGACACGATCATGGCGTGGGTGGACGTCGAGATGTCCGACGACGACTACAACGAGAGGGTCGTTCGGGAGAACATCGGCGAGGACATCCTCGTGGAACTCCTGAAGGTCGGGCCGAGCCACAACAGGACTCGCCTGATCTTCTCGGGTCTGCAGGTGGTCGCCGCCGGCGACAACCCGGGCTGGGAGGCGTTCGCGGGCATCGTCGCCGGCGACGGAGTGACATCGCTGATCGTCGAGGCGGCCGAGGAACTCCGCCAGCGCGCCGTCCCGATCGACGTCACCGAACGGATCATGACCGCGAACCGCACCGAGATCACCGTACCGGCCGACGCACTCCTGGTGAAGCCATGAGCGCGCCGACCACGGGGGTCGACGGGGCCACCGCCGAACTCCTCCACAACGTGGACAGGATGTTCGCCGCCATCGAGGCGGCAGCGTCCCGGCTCGTCGCCGAGATCGACGGCATCATCGCCGCAACGGTCGGCCACGAGCTGTTGTCCGCCGCCGAGGTGGCCGACATGATGCTCGACCTCCGGTCGACGGCATCGGCCATCGCACAGGCGGCGCAGGCTTGACGGGCGGGCCACGGGGGTCGTAGCATCGCCCCCGTGGCCCTCTTCCGTGACTCACCGTACAGATGCGAGTTCTGCGGGGAGGGGCTCGACCCGAACGGGCCGGGGACCGCGCGCCGCGTGACTTGCTGGATGAAGAACGGGTCGGTGTCGGCCCGCATGCCGGGGGCCGCGACGGCCCACGCGCACTGGGTGTGCGTCGAGGCGGCGTCGATGAAGCCGGCCGAAGACGCGCCCCGGCTGTTCTAGCCCCGCCCCGGCGGGGGCGTGACTCGGGGCCTCAGGCCTCGACTTGCTCGCCGTAGACCGCCAGCAGCTCGACCGTGCCCTCGATCTCCTCGGCGGCGCGCCGGCACAGGGCCGCAACGCGTTCGTGCTCGCCGGCCCGGAGCCTCCACCCCGCCCGCCCGCAGTCACGCTCCATCTGGGCCTCGGCGATCCTCTTCTCGACCTCGGCCCTGAGCTGTTCCGCGACGCGCCTCACGACGCGCCGACCCTTTCCTCGACGGCCCAGCGGTCCTCGCCGGGTACGAGGCCGAGCGTGGACCCGTCCTCCCATTCGACGTGGACCGTCCCGAGGTCGTCGACGAACGAGACCCGCCCCCGTGCCCCGGGGACGAGCCGCGTGAACTCGTCGCTGGTCCATACCAGCCTGACGGTGTCGCCGACGGCGGTCATGAACGAACCGCCTCGTCCGCGGCGACGACGGCGACCATCTCGCGATCCCAGTCGCCGTCCTCGATGTGCGTCAGGGCCGACCAGACGCTGAGGTAGATCCTCTCCCGCTCGGGGTCGTCCTGGTGGATGCGTTTCTTGAAGTTCTCGTAGTCGACGCCGGCGGCCGAGTCGGCGAGATACCGGCCCCACTCCGCCTTGTCGACGACGACGCGGTAAGGGTAGTCCGCGTCCCGCATGGCGATGATCCGACCGATGTCGTAGCCGGCCTCGCGGACCCGGATGAGGTCCTTGCTGTCCCGGGCGCGCACCATGAGCTTGCCCGGCTTGTCGCGGTGCTGCACCGCGCTGAAGTATCCGTCTGTAGTTGCTGTCCACATAGTTGTGACCTCCTCGGTCGTAGTAGTTGTAAGAATGTTTCAGGGTAGCGGTATTCGGCCACCCCTGTCAACCCTCGGGGTCGCCCCGCCGTTCGAGGGCGTCCTTCGCGCTCACGTACCTAATCACGCCCGGCGCCATCACCACGAACACGTTCGGCCCCTCGGCGGGATGGGACGACATGCCGTCGAGCGCGGCCAGGGCTTGCCTGACCGCGTCCTCGGGGCTGTCGGCGTCGTAGATCATCGTCCACGTCACCTCGTACTCCCTCATGGCCGCACCAGCACCTTGCCGGCCACGGAGATCTCCACGTCCTCCGTGTTGACCTTGCCGCCGCCGAAGAGGTGTGCCCACATGTCGAGGTCCTCCCCGACGACGACCCAGACGGCCTCCGACTCCGGTGCCGCCACGGCGATGGCGCGGAGGATCTCCTGCCACTCCCACGGCTGCTTCTGCCCGTCCCACCCCTCGATGGTGACGCCGTCGTGGGCGGTCTCGGCGATGAAACCGAGTTCGCACAGCTCCTCGGCGACCTCCTCGGCCGTGTCGCCGAACAGCTTGCCGTCGCTCCACTTGGTGCGGCAGGTGGGCGGCAGCGCGGCGTTGAGCCTCGCGAGTCCGTCGGCCTTGATGTGGATGTCGTCCATCCTGAGCATGTTTATTGAGTATCCCATGTTGACCTCCTCGGTCGTTCGTTGTTGATGTCGGTTGTTCGTCGTGGCCCGTGCGATCACGCGTCGGGGCCGGCGATTACCACGCCGTCGACGTACGAGTGGGCCGCGATCACGCGGGGGTCGTCCCCGTCCATCGGGGCGTGTGTCTCGTCCTCCGCGCTCTCGACGTAGTCCCACGACTCGTCCATGCCGCACACGTCGCCGTCCTCGTCCGTGTAGACGGTAACGACGACGTTGAACACGTGCCATGCCGGCTTCATCACGCCTCCACGATGTCGTCGGGGTGGATGCCTCCGCGGTCCACGATCAGGTCGAAGCACCGCTGGCACAGGACCGCCGTGGACGACTCCACGTACGGGCGGTAGGTGTCGTACCAGTACCACTGGCCCGCCTTGATCTTGCAGTCGAAGTGGAAGCAGGTGATGTCCTGCTCCGCCCGCTTGCTGACCATCTTGAATGTGCCCTTCTTCATTGTTGCCATGTTGACCTCCTTGGTCGGTTGCTCGTACTCCTAGAACGAACGACGCCCACCGAAGTGTGCGGGATCCGTACCGATCACATCTTGACACATACTCGGGGGCGAGTCAAGTGGTGATCGTGATCCGTTTGACCGTGCGCGGTACGGGCGTTACGATCGTGCCGTGCCGCGCATC